TTTTGGCATCAGCTTTGTATTCAAACTTAGGAGATTTATTTCCTGTGGGTCTAAGATACATTGTTAAAGCACAAAAAGGTGTTTTTTGTTGTTGTTGGTACATTAGTTGCTCCTCTGTTTATTATATTCCAAGTTTCTTTGCTTAAAATCTTCTTCTAAGCTATTTAGATATTTACAAGCTTTGAACCCTTTAAGATACTTAGGCTTAATCTGAAATATCCTCATTTCCACATCCTTAACAGGCTCTTTTGGAATATTAATAACTGCTAAGAACTCGACTTTTAAATCAGTAGAATCTTCTACTAATTTTTTATAAGTATGAATTTGGATTGGCATATCAGGGTAAAAATCCTTAGATGTTTTAAAATCTAATATTCCAATCTTTCCTTTATACTTAACTAAGGCATCCAATGTTCCACAACAGTCGATTTCTTTGCTGTAAAAAGTTTTCTCTGTTCCGATTACCTTAATTTTTTTACTATCCCAAAACTTCTTAAATTTATTAAACATAGTTTTAAGTGGCTCTGAGTTTGGAGTAATAACTTCTTTACCATTAATATAATCTTCAGCTAAAGAGTGCATATTAGTTCCAATGTGCATAGCATCTTCTTTTATTTGTTTGACCCTATATTTAAGTTCATCCAAAAGTTTTTGGGTCTCATCAATAGGTTTTTTGTTGTATTTTTGAAGCTGTTGTAATGCTTCATAAACACAATTTTCAGCCCACCACATAAGAGCAGATTTACCAAATCGTTCTCCAATTATTGTAGTGACTCCTTTCTTTTTAACTCCATCCACAGTATATCTTGAACCTCTTGCTTTAGGATTAAAAAGAATTGTTTGTCCATCTTTTGTTTTAGTCTCTGTTGTCGTCATGTCCATTCCCTCTCTTTGTTAAAAATTTATAGCCATTGTCTGTAATAGGCTGAATAAAATAATTCCTATCACATTTTAAGAACTCGGCTAATTTAAGTTCATTGTGAACACTCACAGCATTTTTACCTTTCTCGTATTTTTGAATCTGCTGGAAAGTGACGTTTATAGCTTTGGCTACTCTTGTTTGAGTATAACCTCGCATTAGTCTCATCTTCTTTAACTGCAAACCAAATACCTTTTTCAAAACTATTTCGTTTTGTTGCTCTGATACTCCAAACATATTGAGTACAGGTGGAATAAGATATGTTAGTTCACTTATCTGTTCTTGGTTTTTTATTATCATAAAAACCCCATCCCTTTCGTTCTCTCTCTGTCAATTTATTGAATTGACCTTGCCAACAAGTCCGACAGAGTAATGACTCGTTGAAAAGGGTGCTTCCTACAAACCATGCTAATTTATCTGCTTTTTCAGTAAAGCACTTAGCACAGATGAAAGCTAATTTTTTTATTTGTGTTGATGGTCTTGGCATTAGAGTTCTCCTCTTTTACAAAATTTAACTTTATTGCCAAATCTATGTCTATCAAATACAGCCATATCTTTTTCGTTAGAGTTGTATCTAATTACATAATGCCACTCATAACCATCTGTATCAGTAAAATTATATTTGCTAAGATGTTTGTCTAAATTGTGAACTTTATAAGTATCTGTAAAAACAGTAAAAACTTTATGAACATAAGATTCTTCTTTTTCTACTGTCACTACAAAACCAACTTTATTTGGTTTCCATTCTTCAGGAACTAATCCTAGAGACCAACCACATTGAAAGTCTTTACATTGTTTTGGTCTTGATTCATATATTTTACATCCAACACCAACTTCACAATGTTTGCACCATTCATAATCTTTTTTAAAGTCTTTAGGCTCATGTATGCTGTAAAGCTTACAACACATATTACAATCTCCACACTCCCTAGTTTGCATATATAACACTCTCAATCTCACATCTGCCACTTTCAAAATAAAACCAATTTCTTAAAGTTGTTTGTAAAAAGTTTTGTCCTTTTTTAGTTAATTTATAAGTAATTATTTTAGTATGAGACTTATTTTCTTTAATATGATCTTTATATATATTTTTATATAACTCTATTCTTACTAATAATTTAAGTTCATCATAATTAGTTTTCCAACCCACTAAGAATTTTAAAAAATCTTTATCATCTTTATAATCTTTATAAATATCTTCAAAAATATCTTTATGTGTTTTATCTAAGAATAATTTATATTTAGAACATCCCTCATTTAATTTACCTAAAATTAAATAGCTTAAAAATTTATTAATAGGCTCTTTACTTTTTACAGCAATTATTTTTTGTAAATCGTTTTTATCTTTAATTAAGGACATTATGGTTTCTCCCCTCTAAACATTTTCTATACATATCTGTATATTGAGTCTCTGCTCTTGGAGACAATATCCAAAAATTTATATTACCAAAAAATGTCGTATTGTTTTTTGCAAGTTTCTCACACAAAATTTTATCGTTAGAAATTTCACTTGCATTAGATGTCTCAAACTTAGACTTGCCTTTTGTGTCAATTATTGGCTCAAATTTCGCACAGCCATTTAAAAAAGTCACAGCGATTGCGATTAAAAGTATCTTTTTCATAACTATCTGTCCTTTCTCTCTAAAGTATAGCTGGATGGTATTTTATCTCGTGTATTCTCCAAGCCATTTGCTTCTTTTTGTTCCTCAACTTCTTTAGCTTTTCCAACAAGTCCTGTTCTCTCACTATTACCTTGTCGTACTTTGCCTGAAGCTTCGGTAATGCTTTTTCCATTATAAGCTTCTCCTATAAAGTTATTAACCTCTGTCACAGGTGTATTGGGATGGAAAACCACCCCAAAATCTTTATAAACTTGTTCTAGCAAATTAAATGACTTATTTCTAGTGTTAATTGATAATATTAATTTAGGCATTTATTCTCTCCTTTTTGTATATGTAAATTATTTGTTTTGCATATTTTCTTTTTCTTTCAATAAGTTTGAAATATTCGTAAGTGTCAGGGTAAGTTGCTCTTTTAAAACCTCTAAAATACATTCTTTTTAATGAATTAGCGATTTTTAAATATTGCAAACAAACTTTTAGTTTGGTTCTTTTTACTCTTTTAGTTGCAAGTTTTTTTTTCATTTCTTGTAAATAAAAGTTTTCCATTCCTCTTGCAACATTTCTACTCCAAGTCATTTGTTCTCTCCTTTATCCAATATGCACCAGCTTTATATCTGCTGGGATTCCAAGTATCTAATATTTTGCCATCTCTCACACAAACTAAATGTTTTCTTGTATGAACTATTGCACAAATATTTTTACACTCAAAATATTTTAACTTTCTTAACTTACCTGTTTTAGTTCTTTGAGGTTTTTGTTTTACCCAACCATACCTAGAAAGATATTCAGAATAACATTTTTCTGTATTTGGAAACAAACCTGATTCTTTTGCTAAATCCATAAGTTCATTCCAAACATCTAAGTATGGTTTTTGTAAAGCATTTGCTATTGCTCTTGGTACACAATTACCAATTTTTCTTTTTGGAAAGTGGGTGTTGCTATACCCACCATCGCTTTCAATAAAAGTATTCATTATGCTCTCTCCTTTTAGGTTATTTTTTTTTTTCATATTCCCTATTATGTTCATACTTTTGGTTGAATTACAACCCCTAAA